GTCCGCGCTGTCGGTCAGCACCACGTTTTTGACGTTGGGGTGGCGCAAGAAGATCTGATCACCCACAGCCAGGCTTGGCGAAAGCGACTCGTCGGTCACGGTGCCAGCGGCCACGGCGGTGGCTTCGCCATAGAACGCCGTAGCCAGGGTGCGCGCGTCGAACTGGATCGCCGTCAAACCCACGCTGAGTTCGCGCGAGCTGATGCGAGAGGCCAGCACGGCGCGGGCGCCAGTGCAGGTCTCGTTGACGTTCTCGGTCTCGATGTTAGGCGTTGTGGTCAGCGCCGAGGTGCCGCAGCCGATCTGGTAGACGCCGGTGAGGTAACCCATGTCTGGCCGGCCGGCGGCGGGGTCGTAATTACCCAGGAAGACAGGCCCTTGGCCGTCCCACATCATTTTCGTGTCGAGCAACATGGTTTTGATTCCTTTCGTGTTGCGGGTTGGGCTCCAGGCGCTCAGGCCTTGGCAGCTTTGGCGACGGCCTTGGCGCGCTGGTCTTCGGCCACGGCGGCTTCGACCTCGCGCATGTCTTTCACCGTCTTGATCTCGCTGGGCAGCGGCGGCAGCTCGTCGCCCTTCTTCACGGCCACGTGCTTAGCGATCAACCAGGCGGCCTGGTCTTCGCGCAGTTCCAGCACGTCGCCGCGCTTGTATTCGCGGCTAGCGTGCACGTGCTTTTGCGCCAGGGTGACTTCTACTTTTTTGGGTTCGGGCATGTTTGCTCCAGGTGGGTTTAAAGGGATTCGTTCATGAAAAGCAGGTTGGGCACGCCGGGGGGCAGCGTGTAGTCGATGACCAACCAGAACTTCTGCCAGTACGTGCTCGTGCTGGTGGCGCTGCTCGACGTGAAGGTGAACGTCCATTCGCCGTTGGCGGCGGACGCGCGCAGCGCGTCTCCCGTCCACCCGGCTGACGCCAGCGCGGCGCCTGTAAGCGACATCGAGTACTGGGCGAGTGTCGTGGTCAGCGCGTAGTTCGGGCTGGACACCAGAATGGCTCCTACGCCGCCCCTGTTCGCGCCGATGGAATACGTCGAGCGGCGCGAGGCGGCCGACGCCCGCGCAGTCACATTGACGGTGATCCCGTTGAGGGTGGCGCCGGCCGGCAATGCGGATGGATCGAACCTGAACCGGCCGAACATGCCCAGCCCCGATCCCACCGCGCCCGTGTGCACGGCTTCGGCCGTGGTATTGCCCAACACGTTGGCAAGCGCGGCAGTCGTGAACGATGAGCCGGCCAGCACGGCTGTGGGGTAGATGGATAGCTGGGGCATGGCTCAAACCGCGTTGCACTTGGCCACGCCGCAGAACATGTAGCTGCCGTCGAAGAACAGCGATACCAGCGTTCGCCCGCCCACGGCGGTGTTGAGCGGTGGCTGCGAAGCGGCGCCCAGCCAGAACTGGACGTTGTTGATCGTCACGGCCCAGCTACCGCCGTTCATATAGATCACCATCTGATAGTGGCCCACGCCGGCGGGGACAGACAGGTACAGCGTTGTATTCGCGCGCACGTCAACGAACGCCTTCTGCCCGTTGCTGAAGTCCACCGTTGTGCTTGAGGTGTTCGCAACCACCTGCTGTTGGGCGACGTGCGTCACGTAACGGCTTACAGCAGGCGCATCCAGCGTCTTGTTGCTCAGCGTCTGCGCGTCAGTTGCGCCGACCACGGCCCCGACAGGCGGCGTCTTCGCCGCCCACGGCCACAGCGCCTTGATGTCGGCGCCAACGGCTTGGCAAAGGTCGGTAAGCCGCGCTTGCAAAGACATGGTCAGACCTTGGCCGCGTTGTAGTCGGCGACCAAGTCGCGCTCGGTATCGCCCACGGCGGCGGCCGAGGCCGCGCCGATGTTCGTCCGCGCCTGCGCCTGGCCGGCAGTGTCGATGTACTGCGCCTGGTCGTACCGGACGTGGTAATTCATCTCGGTCGCCAGCGTGGCCGCAAAGTTGGGGTCGTTACCCAGCGCAGTGGCCAGCTCGGCCAGCGTGTCCAGCGCAGCACTGGCGCCGTTGGTGAGCTCGTCTTTGACCGCCGTCTTAGCCGCTTCGACAACGTCAAAAATCTTGTCGGCCGACCATGTGACCGCGGTAGACCCGTCACCAGCTCCATCGTCGATCACAACACCCAGCCCGGCACGCAGTTCGTTGATGGCGGCAACGAGGCTGGACTTGGCGGTCGTGTTCAGTCCGGCGAGCGTGCCAGCGTTGGCGCCGAGCAACGTATGCAGCTCGTTGATGGCGGCGACCAACGAAGTCTGCGGCTGGCCGGCCAGCGCGGACAGGTCACCGGACAAGAGGCGCTGAGCTTTGACGTCGGCGCCAATGGCCTGGGCCAGGCCGATCAGATTGTTTTCAAGAGACATGGTGTTTAGCCTTTCGCGAGGATGTAGTAAGCCAAGGGGTCGGGGGTGAGACTGTCTTGAACGTGCAGGCCGCCATCGCTGCCTGTCTTGAGGCGGTTGTCCGGGTCGGCGCTGATCGCCGGCACAGTGCCGCCGCCGCCCGGCTGCGCGGGCACGCGGCCCACCGTGGTGACCACTTGAACGCGGCCGCCGTTGTTGATGATGGTGACCATGCTCATGTTGGGCACGCATCCGTGAGTACGTTGATGGAGCACTCCCAGCCCAGCGGCAGGTAGAAGTGGCCAGCGTCGAAGCCGGGCGCGGGCGCAGCGGCTAGGCGCAGCGGGCCGCTGCCAAACGGCACGTTCGGGGCGCGCAACAAGCGGTGGCGGTACAGCGCATCCATTACTTGTCCGGCCAGCGGGCCGGCCGCCTGGCGGGCGTGGAAGCCTTGCTCAATGTCGGCGACGTTTCGCGTCACGATGACAGTGATCCAGCTTTGCACCACCACCGTCGTAGCGCCGGTGCGCGAGTCTTCAGCGCGGTAGCCGCCGTACACAACGTGGACTGCAGGCGTGGGCTGCTGCTCAGCGGCCACATCGGCCAGATCGGCCGCAGAGAGCACATGCACCTCGGGCGGCAGCACGGCCTTCAGGCGTTCGATGATGAGCGGCTCAGCGCCCAGGAAATTCGCGGGCGTCATTGGGAGATGGCCTCCTGAACTTGTACGGGAACCGTCTGCGTGGTGAACACTGCGCCGGCCGCGTCGGTGTAGCGAATGTCCATGCTGAGCCCGCCCGTCGGCCACTGGCCGGTGGGCACTGGCCCCAGCCGGTACTGCCCGGCCGCCGGCGCCGTGATGGTGGCCTCGAAGCTGTGCACCAGCTGGCCGCTGGCGCCGCGCACCTGGCTGGCGATCTGCCAGCCGGTGAGATTGATGGGCGCGCCGGCTTGCTGCAGCGTGCAGTCCAGGCTGAGCGTGTCGCCGCGCTTGATGTCGATGGTGTTCATGCAGCATCAGTACCTATCCCAGTCGATGGTTTTGCACGGCGCGCTGCTGGCCATGCGGCCGGGCGGCTGCGGCGTGGCTGTGTCGGTAGCACCGAAGGTGACCCGGCCGTCTGCCAGGTCGCGCAAATACTTTTCTGCCCACGCGGTGTTGCGATCCGCATCCTCGGAAAGAGCGGTGCCCATGAGGCGCCGGTAGGCGATGGTGGCCACCACGGTGGGCAAGTCCGAACCGGCGACCAGGTGCGCGGGCAGCGGCAGCTGGCCCTGGTAGCGCGGCTGGATGTACGTGTCGGCGTGCCGACTGGTGCGCTCCAGCACGTCTTCAACATGTTCCAGGCCGCGCTGGGCCAGCTCCAGCACGTCGGCAGCAACCCCGGCCATGCTGCCGCCGCTGTACAGCAGGCGCATGGTCTCGCCCGACACGCGGGCGTTCTGCACGGCGCGCTGGGCAATGTCGTCCCAGCCGCGCGTGGCGACGCGGGCGACGTCTGCAGGGGTTGCGTAGGGCATGGCGGCCGAAGCTCTTAGATGCCGCGCACGACGGGGATCAGCTCGCCAGCGGCCGTGGCTGCCGCGAGGGCATAGCCGTTGGACACGCCACCGGCCAGCGTGATGGCGCGGCCATCGGCATCGCCTTGCACCTGGGCGCCGCGCGCCACGGCGGCGCCGGCTTCGACAAGGATGACGCCGTGCGAATCGACCGGCATGGCCTCGCCGGCGGCGGCGGTCACCGGGTTGCTGCCCAGCGCCTTGGTGCCGGCAGCGGCAAGGTTTCCGTCAAAGCCAATGAAGCGGCGTTCCACCGAAATGGCGGCGGCGGCGATGACGGTGAGCGTAAGGAGGGGGTGAAAGGTGTGCTTCACGGGGTGTTCCTGGGTTGCTTGGTTTGGTTGGAAGCGGGTTCGTCGGGCAGCGGCGTCAGCATTCCGCGCGCCAGGCCGGGGGCGGCCTCGGCATCGGTCAGGCGGACGATGCGCGGCAGATCGCAGCAGCCCGAGGGCTTGAGCCGGTAGCGCTTGCGCGCCGGCTCTTGCGGTGCGGTCTGCTGCAGCGGCGCCATGGCTATGCGCGCTTCACGTCGCCGCGCTGCAGCAGCACGGCGGCGGTGTCGTCGTCCAGCGCCAGCGGCTCGTCCGGCACATAGGTGCGGCTGGTGCGCTGGCCCTGGGCATCTTTGGTGCCGTAGCGGATGCGGCGCAGTGCCACATAACCGGGCGCCGCGTCGGACTGCACCGGCGGAGTGCCAGCTACACCCGGCGCCGCGCTAGTGGCGGCGCCGGGGGCTTCGCTCTCGGGGGTGTTATCCGGTGCGGACGCTGCGGCATCGCGCTGCTCTTCAGCAGCAGGGGCCTTGGCGGCGGTTTTCTTGGCGGCGGCCATGGCGCGTCAGTCGTTGGTATTGGAGATCAGGTAGGCAGCGTCGGCACCGACGACGAACGGTTCGAAGATCTCCGTTGCGCGAACGATCTGCACCTTGCCGCCAGGCAGGTCGTATTTGTCGACCTGAGGCCAGCCGCGCTTGCGGTACGTGTAGCCAAACGAAGGCGAGCGGTAGTCACGGATGACCTTGTTGTCGACCGCCTTGGCACCACGATCAACGTAAGCCAAGACGATGTTGTCGCTCCAGATGTTCGTGAAAGGCGCGCTGGACGTCGCCGCTTGAACGCTGTAGCCGACGACGATGTTTTCCACCTCGAAGATTTCCGCCAGGTCGGCCAGCTTGACCAACCGATTGCGGTTGTCGCTCAGGATGGCCTTGAGCGCGGGGTGGCGCTTGAGCGCGCGCCAGCTGGCTTGGCCGATCACCATCGTGTTGGGCTTGTGGCCGATGGCCGAGCGGATGACGTCGGCTGCCTCATCCACCACGCCCTCGGGGTCGGAGGTGGGGTCAGTGAACTGATCAGCCCCGGCCAGCGTGATCCGATTCGCGGCAGGGTACGTCGCAGGGTTTTGCGCCAGACGGGCAATCTTCAGTTCGCGACGCAGCGCGATCTTGTTTTGCACCGTCCGCAGCGCGAAGAGCTGTGCAGGGAACATGGCTTCCTGCTCTTCGCGGTAGTCCACTCGGCCGCCCAGATCGTGCTCGGTCAGGGTGAAGCGGTCGGTGTCCGGGTCTTCTGGGTCGATGATGTTGGAGTCGGCACGAATGGCGCGCTCGGTCGCGGTCTCGACAAAGTCGTCTTTGCCGAACTTCACCAATTTGCCGGCTTCTTTCTCGACGTCGACGAAGGGCATCAGGGCCTCGCCCGCATATTCGTTGTTCGAATAGCCGATGGCCATCTGCGTCAGTACCGGATCGACGACGCGCTTTTTGTCCAAACTTGACATGGTGTTTTCAGCTCCTGCGTAAAGGGGTTACTTGGTGACCGCCATAGCGGCCGTGGCGTAGTCGACGTTGTGCTTGACCGCGTAGGCGCGAATCTTTTTGTCGAGCTCGATGCGCTCGGGATCGGCGCCCTCGGCGTACTCCACATCGGGCGCGCCGCCATCGGCGGCCCCAGCGCGGCTGCGCGTGGCTTGCTCGCCGAACTCGACGCCGGCGGGCATGTCCTGCAGAAAGTCTTTGAGCTCCTGCAGCAGCGGCTTGGCGGCATCGCCTTCGCCGAACATGACGGGCTCACCACCCGCCGGGCACATGGCCTCGGCAAAGGCGATCACGCGGGCCTTGTGTACTTCGGGCAGCTTGCCGTCGCTGATGAGGCTTTCGGCGAAGGCCGTGTGCTCAGCGGTGCGCGCTGCGGCAGCGGCAGCAACTTCGCGCGCGGCAGCGGCCGCAGCGGCGTCGGTGACGGCTTTCAGCTGCGTTTGCAGCTGGGCGTTCTGTTCGCGCAGCTGCGCGGCTTCCTGTTCGTTCACGGTGGGCTCCTGTGGTGGTGGCGGGTTGCCGGGGTCGGGATCGGGGCCGCCTTCGGCAAAGGCCGTGGGCGAGCCAGAGGCGGCGCGGCGCGCGGCCACGTCTTCTTGTGCGGCCAGCTCCAGCTCCCGCACGTCGTAGTTGGGCAGCACCTTGTCAGCCTGTTCCAGGCCGAACGTGGCGACAAACCATTCGCGCAGGCTGCGAAAGAGGTTGGCTTGCGTCATGGGCGCCCAGTCGCTGAAGGCCACGCCTTCGGCGAAGCACACGCAGCCGTCGTCGGCCTCGGCAAACTCGGGCTCGTCCATGCCTTTCACCGCCGGCGGCTCTGCGCCCAACATGCCGATGTGGCGCAGGTACCAAACACCGGGCACCGGGTTTCGGGCGTCGTCTGGGCGATAGAACTTGGCGCTGACCGTGCCCCAGCGCCCGGCGTTGACTTCTTCGGCGAAGGCCGGGTCGACCTTGGACGCAATGGCGTACAGGCCGCGCGGCCGGACTACCAGGCCGCTGGCCCAGCCCTGGGCTGGCGCATCGGTCGCGGGGTGCCCTTTAACGATGGGCGCCTTGTGAATCTTGGGGTCGTAAGCAGCGGCCGTGGCGGCAATGTCCGCGTCGCTGAACTCGATGGCTTCGCCAGCCGTGCTGACGTGGCGGCCGGGCATGAAGATATGGAGCGCCTTGGCGGCGGCGGGGGCTGCTTGCTGCATACCCGCCATGGTCGGCGGGGGTCAAGGCGCCTACCAACTAAAACGTTTTACATTCAAGCAAAACGTTTTAGATTCACGCGGAGAGTTCTCTCAAGCCTCCAGGCCAGGCAGGATGCCCTGGCGCATCAGGAAGCGCTCGCGCTGCCAGGCGCCGACGATTTGGCGCACGCGCATGATGGTCAGGCCGTGCTCTGCGGCCAGTTCGTCGTAATTGTCGCCCCGGAATTTGGCGCACATCTCGCGGTCGCGCGCGGTCAGCGTGGCCACCAGCCCCTTGCCCATATAGAAGGTGTGGCCGCCCTTGTTGCGGGCCAGGTGATCGAGCTGCAGCAGCGCAGTGCGCGCCAGGCCCTTGAGGTGGGCCAGCCAATCCGTGCTGGGCGCGGACTGGCCGGCGCGCTCGTCTTCCATCGCCAGCGCCTCGAAGAGGTAATAGGCGATCTGCTGCATGTCCTCGGTGAGGCCGGGCGGCAGCATGCCGTCGAGCACGGTTGCTTCGGCGGCAGTCAGGCAAGCGTTGCGTTCCATGGCTATCGCTCTCCCCAGGCTTTGAGGGCTTCGATCAGCGTGTCCAGCTGCGGGCCGGTGCAAAAGCGCAGCGCGTCCACGCCCACTTGGCGTTTGACCCAGGCATTCAGCGCGGCGGCGGCGGGGTTGTCGACCAGCCCGTCGCGGTGCAGCTGGTGCCACAGCGCCCACACCTTGCGCTCGCGCGGGCTGGCGTCGGCCTTGGCCTGGGCGAACTGCGCGTCGGCCAGCGGGCGGCGGCGTGTGGGCGGCGCCAAGCCCGCGCCCTCTGCCAGGCGCTGCATGTGCTCGCGCACCTGGCGCCGCTCGGCCTGGCTCATGTCCTTGCTGCTGCTCTTGAGCGTCAGGCCCTTGATGAGGACGCGGTAGTCTTCATCGGTCAGCTTGAGCTTGGCCTTGAGCACATGGATGGCGGCGACGTGGTTGGTCATAGCTCACCCCAACAGCAGCGGCCCAAGCCACCAGTTCCACAGCCCCAGCAGGCTGCACAGCAGGAAAACCCATTGCTGGAAGTGCAAGGCCCATTGCGCGCGCTCTGCGCTGACGATCAGCCACGCCACGTTGCTGATGACGAACGCGCCGAAGCCCCAACCGGGCAGCGCCGGCATGGCGAGCAGGAGCGCGCCGAGGATGCCGAAGGCGGCGGCCGTAGCGGCGGTGAATCGAGACGGACTCATGCCAGCCCCTCTATGTTTGCGGGCGCCAGCGACACGCGCTGGGCCGGCAGGTCGAGTGTCTGGGCCAGCAGGCCGCCATCGGCGGCACGCGACACCGCCAGCAGCTGGCCTGAGCGCGCGGCCAGGCCGGTGGCGGTGTACGCCTGGCCGGCGTGGCGCACCAGGCCGCCTGCGTAGACTTTGCGCAGAAACCAGCCGGACGCCACCACGCCGTGGCTGCCCTTGTAGCGCTGCCAGGCGCGCATGATCTTGCGCGAATCGCTGGGCCAGTAGCCGCGCGCCAGGTTATGGATCGTGCCCTTGGACAGCCCCAGCGTGCGCACCGCCTCCAGCTGGGGTGCGGTGCAGATGTAGGCCAACAAATCGGCGGGCGCGGAATCCGGGCCGCTGGCGCGCTTTGGAGCGGCCGCAGCCCCCGACGTAGCACCCCGCGCCCGTTCGGCCCGTGTGCCCGGGTCAAAATCGCCCATTGAGGCATGCGCGGCGGCAACGGGCCGGGACAGCGCGAAAGTGGCGGCGATTCCGGTCATTGCGGAGCCTCCTTGCCCAGCCGGAGCAGAAGGCGGTGGTAGCTGGTGGATGCCACGCCGAGCGACGGGCGACCTTCGGCTTGGGCGATGGTCTGCAGCGCGTCGATGCAGGCCTGCAGATAGGCGCGGTCGCTCAGAAAGGCGAAGTCGCGCCGGCATGCCCGGTAGCGCGCATTGATGGTGCGCTGGGTCTCTGGCGGCACCAGCCGCCAATGCCGCAAGCATAGGAAGCGGCCTGCGGCAACTGAAGCGGCGCAGCCCACGGCGTCGCACCGGCGGGACGTCATGGCTCCACCTCGCCGCCCAGGGCGTCGATCAAGTCGCGCAGCAGGCCGGAAAGCTCTCCAGTGAGTAGCGCCACGTCGGCGTCAAAGCGGTCGTCGTCGGTGTTGGAATTCGCCTTCTCAAAAACGCCTTCCATCCAGGTCAGCTTGCGCAAGTCCAGCGTGTGGGTGAGCGTGAAGCCCACGCGGCCCTGCCAGCCCAGCGCCAGGCGGGTGGGCAGCTTGCCCTCGGCGAGGTGCTGGCGAACCTCTTCCGTGTCCAGCGTGTGGCGGCTGATCTTGATGACGGGCGGCTCGTCGCCACTACCCTTCAGCTCGCAGTCGCGTTCAACGTGGAAGGCATCTGGCAGAGCGGCGGCCGACTCAGCGGCCAGCCAACCGGCCATCACCGCCTGCGGCGTCTGCGCGGTTTGCAGCAGGCCTATGGTGAAGCCCTTCCCCGCCACGCGCACCAGGCTGGTGACCAGCTCGTCGGCCTTGCTGGCGGTGCAGGTGTCCAGAACGAGCCAGCCGCGCTCGCGATCCACCCATGCCGTGATGTGGCTGATGCGGGGGAACGCTGCGGGCAGCAGGGCCTGCAGTGCGTCATCGCGCAGGTCGCGCATTTCTCTCTTGCCGGGCCTGCGGCCGGTGGCCTTTTCGATCTCTGCCGCTGCGGCGTCAGCGTGCTGGCGCACAGCATCGCCGGGCACGGCCTTGGTTTCGATGGCGAAGCGGGCGATCCATTGCCCATCGACCACTTCCACCAGCGCGCCGTGCGCTTCGCCGCGCGGGGGCACCCAGCCGGTAGAGCGTTGCTGGGTGGCGGTGCACGGGGTGAAAGGTTCCTGCGCCAGTGCTTCGGCCAGCTGCGCGGCGGTGGCAGGCCATTCGGCGCCGATGCGGTAGAGCTTGAGCTGCTTGAACATGACGGCCCTTTCAGTGCACCAGCGCCAGTTCGGCGGCGGCTTGTTTGGCGGCGGCGATCCAGGCAGCTTTGCCGTCTGCGCTCATCGAACTCCAGGCGGCGTAGGTGGCACTGCCGCCGCCCCGTGCTTCGCGCTCCTTTACGAAGGCTCTGTACATGGCCTCGGCGATCTGTTCATAGCTTTTCATTGATCGGTCTCTTTCTTCAATGTGGGCCGGCTTGCGATGCCGGCGGGCGTGTAGCGGTCGCAGATGCCTTGCGGCACGACCAGGAAGTTGCCCAGGTCGCAGTTGAAGGCGGTGCCCCGGCCGCCGTCGAAGGTGATCGCGGCGGCGCTGCGGTGGCGGCAGTTGCGGCAACCGTCGCGCATGCTGGGGCTGCGGTAGCCCTGGGCTGACTTACGTTTGGCGAATCGGTCTCCGCGCATATCACTCGGGGCTGACGCCACGCAGGTGGTTGATGGCGGCGATGCAGGCGCCCGCGAAAACCCGGTATTCGCCGGCCCACTCGCGCATGTCGTCTTGCATCGGGTCGTTGAGCTCAACCGAGATGTCCGAATCCCTTTCGAGCTGGCGCGCAGTGCTGAGCTGCTCGGCTGCGCAGGCGCCGAGGGCCGCGATGGTGTTCTTCAGCTTCACAGGGCTTCCCCCACGCAGTCGGTTGCGTCTTCAACAAGATCAACGGCGACTTCCTCGGCTTGATCTGCGAACTCTGTCAGCCGGTTGACGGCGAATTGATCCAGGTCTTCCCATTGGCGGGCCATGTCGATCAGCTGCTTGCGCATCGTGCGCAGCCGGCGCACGTGGCGGGCGGCCAGCTGGCGTTTGGTCGGCGCGGCGCTCATGCCTCGACATCCTCTGCATCCGCATGGGTGCGCACCTGGCGCCAGCCGGTCTTAGGGCACCAGCGCAGCAACGGGGCGGCGTAGCCGCCTTCCATCTTGACGATGCGCACCTTGGGCGAGTTGAGGCCGTAGGCGGCCAGCGTGGCGCCGGCTTCCAAGACGCGGTCTGTGGCATCGGTGTTTGCCACGTCAAACTCGACCACGTTGCGCCAGGCGCCGGCGGTGTTGATCTGCAGCATGGCGGGCTTGGTCATTTCGACACCTCTTCGCCCGCCACGCGCGCTGCCGCGAGCGCCTCATCAATTTGGTAGGGCAGCATGCGCACGTTTTCCTTCGCCCACTCGAGGCGCTGGATCGCCGCAGCGATGCGCCCGTTGTCTGCCAGGCATTCGGCCTCTAGCGTGTTGCCATTGACGTCGGCGGCACTGCTGGCGGCGCGGCCGATGGCAGCGAGGGCCTTCTCTTTGGCGGCGCTCATACGGCCGCCACATCCAGGTTGATAGGCCGGTAATCCTGCGTGGTGTCGTCGCGCTTGTAGAAGCGAACATAGGGCTTGGTGCTCTCGGTGCGGATGCTGTCCGCAATGGCCTGCATGGCGTCTTGCCACTTGGCATCCTTGATGTCGAGGCGGCGCAAGCCCAGCACGCGGCCGGTGTTGATCTTGCCTTCCTTGTCG